TGGCGGCGGATGAAACGCGAGTATGACAGGATTGAGGCGGTGGTGGTCACCAGGTTGGACATGGATCAGCTGATCGATTACTGCGTGCTTGAGGAGCAGAAGGCCGAAATTGACCAGATGCGGCGGGCGGCGTTTAACTCGATGCAGGTGCTGGCCAAGGAGCTGGAGCTGCTGCGGAAGAAGGGCGACATTGAGAATGCAGCGAAAGTAGCAAGCAGGGTGATTGATGCAACCAATGAGGTGGTGCAACTTGACAGCCGGGCGGACCGGAAACGGGATCTGCTCATGAAATTGCGCCAGAGCTTGTACTTGACGCCAAAAGCAAGGGCCGGAGCTGCTGCTAAGACTAAGACGGAAGATCCGCCAGAGGATCCGTTCGAGAGGCTATTGGATAAGTTGCCCTCTGTGGTGCCGATTGAGAGTGGTGAACCATCGGATGATGAAACATGAGGAATTTACTCAAAGTCTTTCTAGTTTTGGTCATTGCCTGCAGCCTGGGAGGGATGATGTATAGCCAGGCGCATGCAGACCGGGCTGTGATGTTCTTCGAGGGACTGAAGCATACGAAGGGCAAGTTCCACGGTGAGCAGTTTAAACTGCTGCCCTGGGAAGAAAAGATCATCCGGGAGGTGTACGGGACGCTGCGCGAGGATGGCACCCGCCAGTACAAGTTCGTGTACATCGAGATCCCGAAGAAGAACGGCAAAAGCGAGCTCGCGGCCGGTGCGGCTTTGTACCACCTGTTCGCGGACGGCGAAATGAACGGCGAAATCTACGGATGCGCAGCGGATCGGTCACAGGCGTCTCTGGTGTACAACGTGGCGAAGGATATGATCTCTCAGAACCAGGTGTTGTCCAAGCGGGCGAGGATCACGGATTCGAGGAAAGAGATCAAGGATAAGCGTACCGGGTCCGTGTACAAGGTGGAATCGGCCGAGGCTTACACCAAGCATGGCCTGAATGTGAGCTGTTGTATTTTCGATGAGCTGCATGCGCAGCCGAACCGGGATCTGTGGGATGTAATGACCTCAGGTTCAGGCGATGCGCGTGAGCAGCCGATCTGGTGGATCATCACCACGGCCGGGGACGACCCGGACCGTGTCTCGATCGGTTGGGAAGAGCATGAGTACGCGATGAAGATCCTCGCCGGGGAGATCATCGACCCGACCTGGTACGTGACAGTATTCAATTACGACGGGGATGATATTTACAACGAGGCGAACTGGTACAAAGCCAATCCGAGCCTGGATCACACCATCACAATTGATGGGTTCAGGGAAGCGGCGATCAAGGCGAAGAACAAGCCGGCGGACGAAAGGCTCTTCCGATGGCTGCGGTTGAACCAGTGGATCACGACCAAGCTAACCACCTGGCTGCCGCTGGAGGTGTTTGATCAGACGGCTGGGGGATGGACGCGCAATGACCTGGCAGGGAAGGATTGTTACGTGGGGATGGATCTTTCCTCCACAACGGATCTGACGGCATTGTGCGCGCTGTTTCCTCCACAGGGCGAGCAGCTGGAATGGCGGGCGATCTGGGACACTTTCATCCCAGCGGAGAACATGGTGGAGCGGGTGAGGACTGATCACGTGCCATACGATCAGTGGGAGAAGGACGGCTGGATCACAGCGACCCCGGGTAACGTGGTGGATTACACCGAAGTGAAAAAGCGGCTGGTGCTGTGGAATGACCTGTACAACGTGAAGGAAGTACCCAGCGACCGGGCGTTCGCGGCGATGCTGCTTCAAGAGCTTGAAAAAGAGCGCATCACCTGCGTGGACGTGCCCCAGACGTACGCGGTGATGACCGGTCCGATCAACCTGATCGAGACGCTGTTGAAAAAGGGCGAGATGACCCATGAGAGTAACCCGGTGGCGCGGTGGGCGTTCGGCAATGCGAGTATCGCGAAGAACGGGAATGAGCAGATCAAGTTCGTGAAGGAACACAAGGGGAAGAGCGTGGTAAGGACGAAGAGGATCGATCCGATTGTGGCGCTGGCCAATGCGATGGCGCGGGCGCAGTATTACAACGGGAAGGTTGATCTAAGCGCGGTGATCCTGGGCGAAGATTGGGGTATGTGATGAAACTGGATATCGCTTGCGGCAATCATAAAGATCTCGGATTTGTTGGGATCGATATTCAGGCGCTGCCTGGCGTGGACATTGTGCACGATTTGAACATGCACCCGTGGCCCATCGAGAGCGAAAGCGTGGAGTTTGCGAAAGCCTGGCACATTCTCGAACACATTCCACCGGTTAGTGTGACGGAAAAAGGGACACGGCGGCCATTTATCGAGTTCATGAACGAAATGTGGAGAGTGATGAATGTAGGCGGGCGGGTGGATATTGAGTCGCCTTACGGCGGATCAACAGGTTTTCTACATGATCCAACCCACTGTAACCCGATCACAGCCACCACTTTTGAGCATTTTGATCCGGAACAAAGGCGGTACATGACGTACCAGCCAAAGCCGTGGAGGATCGTTGAGCTCAGGAACAACGAGGATGGGAACATCAACGCGATCCTGGAAAAGAGGGCTGAATGAAAAATTATCTGGATGATCTCCTGGCGCTCTTAGGGTGCGCATTGATCCTGTACGGGGTGTGGATCATGTACCCGAATCTAATCTGGTTCGCGGCGGGTGGAATGTGCCTGATCTTCAGCGTGATGATCGGATTTGGAAGGGCTCAATGATCATTAGCGACCTCATTCGCTCTATTCGCAACGTTCCGATGCCGGAACCTGGTGCCCCTCCGATCAAGCCTGCAACACAACCTGAATATATTCGGATATGGGGATCATATACGAAAACCGGTAAGAAAATTTCTGCAGAAACGGCGAAGACCATCGCCACGGCATACCGCTGCGGGAATATTTTGAGCGATGATATCGCTTCGCTTCCGTTCCAAGTGTTTCAGAAGACCGGTAGGTCAATCAACCAGGTACCGCCGAACGGGGTTACCCGCAACACGGCGTATCTGATGGAAATCCAACCCAACCGATGGATGACCCCGTTCGTGTTCAAGAAGACCGTGGTGCAGTGGCTGATCTACTACGGGAACGCGTACATCTGGGAGCCGGTAAGCGGGTACAGGGAGTGGTTCATCCTGGAGGCGGACAAGACCACGCCGGAATTCGATAAAAGCGGCGGATTGTGGTTCAAGTCAACTTTCCCGAATGGGAACGTCGAGCATATTCCCGGCAACGAGATCCTGCACCTGATGATCAATTCAACAGATGGGTTATCGGGAAAGAGTGTGCTGACCTACGCGCGGGAGACAATGGGCCGGCAGCTTGGGGCGCATGAGACCCAGGACCACATCCATTCGCAGGGGTTGAACCCGGCGGCGGTGTTGTGGGTGGATGGAGAAGTGAACAAAGAGGCTCGGGAAAAAATTAAGGACTCGTACCTCTCAGCTATAAAAGGCAGTGAAAATTCTGGCGGCGTGGCAGTGATGGACAGCCGGGTAACGAAGTTCGAGACGATCACGATGAAACCGACAGACGCGCAGTTTCTGGAAACGGTGGCAGCAACGGATTCAGAGATCGCGAATTTCTTCGGGATGCCGCTGCACAAGCTTAACATGGGAAAACAATCCTATGAAAGCAACACCGCGCAGCAGTTGGACTATCTTTCCACCACGCTGAATCCCTACCTGGTGCAATGGGAACAGGCAGGGCGGTTAAAGTGGTTGAAATTGGAAGAACAGGGAGACACATATCTTCGGTTCATCCGAGAAGCATTGTTGTGGATGGATGCGAAGACCAGGTCAGATTACCTGAAGGGGATGATCTTGAGCGGGCAGATGACTCCGAATGAGGCGCGCCAGGTGAATGATCTATCAGCCTATGAAGGCGGGGACACGTATTATATCCCGTCAAACATGGCGATGGTGCTGAAAGATGGCAGCCTGGACGCGGCAGGAAATAAGGCGAACGAGGTTCTTGAGGATTACCAGAAACCATGATGAAGATGAGCGAGTTCAAGGATAGGTATCAGGGACGCCCGGCGCTAGTGATGGGGGGTGGTCCGAGCCTGCCTGAGGATCTGCGTAAAGCGCCGCTGAGCGACCATCCTATCATCATTGCGGTGAATTACCACGCGCTTAAACTGATCGAAGCGGATTTCATGGTCTACAACGATGAACCAAAGGCGGATCCAGAACTGCTGAGTGGTGTGATGAAATTCAAGGGCGTACGGGTGAGCCCGGACCCGACAAGCGATGTGGAATTCGATGTACCGGTATGGACAGGATTCTACAGCTCAAACACGGCGGCATGGCTGGCTTTGTGGATGGGTTGCGACCCGGTGATCCTNTGCGGGATGGACTGCTACCAGGGGGAAAGAGTGTACTTTCACGCGTANTCCCATGACGCGCCGTGTTTCCATTACCCGCTGGATCACCACTTGAGACCGTGGAAAGAGGACGGCAGGCATTTGTTACCACACCCGGAGCGCGTGAAGGTGATGAGCGGTCCGCTGGTGGGTGTATTTGGGCAATATGANANTAAGGAAGTCCCTGCTCNCTCACNTCGTGAGTTCGCGGGATCTGTGCACCGGAAAAG